TCTGGAAGGGCCTTTAATTGCCACTCAGGCTCGTTTATAGCCCCTAAATCGAACTGATAGACCCCTTGTGGGGTGGAGTTGATATAAAGGGTTCTAGCGCCCGTTCTAGCCCTTATATCGGCCAAGTAATCCCACTTCTTCTTCTCAATCAAGAGTGTGGGGTAATGAGTGCGGCGGCATTTCATCTCGATATAGGCGTCGTGGGTAATGCCGTCAGCTCTGTCGGTCGCCGATAAAGGCGTCAAGTCCGGATAAACCGACTTGAGAGCCTCAAATAGCTCAACCTCGCGTAGGTAAATTAGACGTCTTCCTCGCCATCTTCCCACCCAATTTTTCTAATCGGATCTTGTGGGTCGATAACCCAGTCAGGCCAAGCGCTTCGATCCATAGCGAAGGCAAGAGCCAAGCCTTCATCCATTCCATTACGGCGACAAGTTTCGTAAATCTCTTTACAGGCAATCGCCCAGAAATCCAGTTTGGTAGGCAGCTCTTTAACTGTGCGGCGAGATTTAGCCGTTTTCTTGACCGGCTTCTTAACGCGCTTTCTTGTTGCCATTAGCCCCCACCTTCTTCGATAGGGCTAATTCTAACTGAGACTCCATTTTATCAAGGCGCGACACTATGGGGATATTTTCTAATTTGATTATGTAACGAAGGCCGGCGATGAGTAAGGCGATTGATCCGAGAACTGAAGCTACGAATCCAGCGATGGTATTTGCGTCCATTACCGGACTCGCCCGTAACGCTCGTAGTTAGGGTTGAGCCAGTTGATAATACTAGGCAAGACTGATACTAGAGCCGCATTTGCAATCGCATCGACATCCCAACCCACCGCGAGATAGGTTGCTAGGGCTGTTGCTAGAAATGTCTTTGCCCAGCTTTCCGCCATCTTCTTTAAGTCGCTCATTTCTGTCTCCTTCAAGGTCGAACCATTTGCCGTTATTGTCTCCCAAAGTTGTAAAGCTAATATGAAAATGCGAGCGGTGTGGGTTAGCGCCTTTGTATTTACGCCATTTCCAATTCAAAATAGGCGATGCAATACGGCCATCATAAATTAAATACTTAATGCGCTTATCGCCGCGCTTTGCCAATTTACGAACCTTTTCAACTAGCGCATAAGTTTCCTCAGGATGCGCGTTTAGGTTGGTGTCAATATCTAAAGCTCGGACGATTCCATTTCGTCTAGCGTCTGGTATATGGTCAGAATTACCTTTAGCAATATGCCGAGCGTCAGCAATCCAGCCGTCAGAACGCCGGTCGCGATCAGGATAATCGTCATCGATTTGCTCCCTTAACTGGATGCCAGCTTTGCAAAGCTTTGGCATTATTTCCCTAACTTCAATCCTTTAGGAATAGGTTTTTCGTATTTCCATATTTCAATGTAAGCGCCTAATCCATCGCTATCATCTCGCAGTTTAATTTTGCCGCCTTCATCAAAATCGCTAGGCGTTAGCTCTGGATAAACCTTAACTATTTCTTCGTATAGAGACATATTACGCTCCTAAATAAGTGCAACCAAAACGCAGTCCTGCGCCTAATTGCGTTGTTGACCCACTGTTATCAATATCAACATTTCCGCCAGAAGTCTGATTAACATAAATTTGAACATAATCTCCAGCGCTTAAATTCAAAGTAAAACTTGGAGTGTTAATTACCGCCCCAGCAGCAAAAGCGGGTGCGCGATAGACAGTTTGCCCTTCGCTTCCGTTAATATAAAATTTAATAGATCGCGCTCCGCTGCTATTTCCATCCCAGCGAATCATTGTTTCAAATCTATATTTGCCGCCCTTACCTGTTGGAATTGTGATGCGCGAATTATTAGTGGATGGATCGTGAAATCCATCTGTATCATATAAATCTGTGCCACCAAAAGCGACAGCCGTATCAGTTGAATTTGCGATTGTTTGAGCGGCACTTGCCACCGCCATACAACCTACAAAAGAATTTGCGGCAGATGCCCACTTGAGACCAGTTGCAGTAGTGGAATCGGCTGTTAAAACTTGTCCATCTGAACCAACGGCTAAACGAGCCGGAGTGTCTGCTGCTGTTGCAGTAATCAAATCCGCTTTAGCGTCAACGATGGCGTTTTGAATTGCGTTGGCATCATCGCTAGTTACCCAAGTAAAATCCATATCTGTATTTGAAGTCTTGGATAAAACCTGTCCGGTCGTTCCGCCCTTAAGATCGACTAAAGAAGTGTCGATGGCGTTACCAAGTGTGCGCATCGCAAGAGCGCCATCCTTGACTAAATCTGTGTCGTCCGGAGTTTCCCAGCCGAAATTCGTTGTTGTTGCCATTAACTAATCACTCCTATCGCGTCCTGCCATTCTAAGGTATTAAGCACACTATTCCAGCTTTCTGCTGCGTTGACCTGCGCCCATTGTTGGGCTACGGCCGAAAACTCTGTGGGTGAAGCGCTGAAGGTAACCGAAAGCCCACCCACCGACGCCCTAAATGTCCATCCCTCTACATAACCGGTGAACTCGCCACCGAGCATTTGAGGCGGAAGGTTAGTGATGCGGACGGGTTGACCCATAAAGATATTAAGCAAGGCGTCTCGATCTGCGTCGTCAATTTCAGGGTTTTGCAGTGGGAAGGTTATGGATTGGAAAAGGTAGCGAGGGTAGGCGCGGAGCTGAATTAGTCTGTCGCCCATATCTTCGACGTCTGAGGTGTTCTTCAAGTAGCTTGAGAACTGCTCGGCGTAAAGCCCATAAGTGGACTGTGAGTCGGTGTCTTGGGCGATATATTGGGAATTAAAGTTATTTCCATAGTCGATAATAATTTTGTTGGCTATGTCGCCTTGTCGCTGGACTATTCCGATTCCTGCGCCAATTGCGTGAGCGGCATCAAGGTCGGTATAGCCGTTGGCAACTAAGTAATCCTGTCGGTGGCTTGCATCGGCATAGTTGATATTGCCGTTGGCATCCTCATACAAATACCCGAGAGCTGAGGAAGCGATTTGATTGGCGACGTTGGAAATGACTTGGTCGCTTATTTGTCGGCTCGCCATCGTATATTCGCCAGCGTCAATAGTGCCTAAGCCAATATCACCAGCTTCGGCCCAAGTCTCTGTTGCTGGGTCGTAAGTCGCCCAAGTCTCGGCCGGTGGGAGCTCGTTCCAACTAGCTAATAACAAATCATCAAGTAGGTCGGTGATTTGTGCGCCGTCTAATCCTTCGGCCAAGTTGCCATCAAAGGTCGCTCGCTGAAGCCTAATTAAAGCTCCGGTAGCTGTGATGTTGATTGTGGTAACTGCCGCTTCTGATCCTGCGCTTGTGACGATTTGGCGAATGTCGGAAATGCGACCGCCAAAGAGCGGCACATAAGCAGCGTTAGAATCTTGAACTTCGATGAGGATGGAAGTATTAACCAGCAGCGTTAGAATCTTGAACTTCGATGAGGATGGAAGTATTAACCGCAAAGTTATAAACGCTATTATCTGTGTTAATCAACTGCAAAGAGCAATAGCCAGCAGGAGTAGGCGAGTTAATATCTGTTCGGCCAGAGGTGATATTCAGGTTCGCAAGAGTAACGCCGGTTACTGTGTCGCCGTTAGCTCTTACTCTCCAGACGGGCGTCCAAGCGGTCATAGAATCTGCGCGTTAGTCCGTAGGTCGCCAGCACCGGTAGTGCCGCGATTGGTTGAGTTATTAAGTGCTAAGACAACAGCTCGAGTAAATCCTTCTTCGTCAATAATGCTTGGCGAATTAACGTTAATTGTCAATCCAGCGTTTTCAGTTTTGCGGAATGAGCCAGGATCAAAAACGCCGTTAACTGCTCCGCCAGTTCTAGCATTATTAAAAGCATCGAAAGCCGCATTAGTTCCAGCTATTACTCCAGCAATAGTTCCAGCAATACCAGAACCTCCACCTGCGCCGCCTGTCGTTCCACCAGCGATAAGATTTCCACCTCCAGACGTTCCTTTGCCGCCGCCACTAGAACCACTGCCGGTAGAACTGCCGCCAAAAGGTAAGCCACCTGGATTTACTGTATTCGATCCTGTATTTGTGCCACCACTATTAAAATTAACCTTTGGAATTGTCTTTGTATCTGGGCCACTAGATAGCAGATTTTTTGCAGTAATGACAGCGTTTATTCCTGTGATGGCAGCGTTAATAATCGGCTCTAAGGCTCTAAGAGCTGTTGAAACTGCACTTACTATAACGGAAGCGACTGTGCTTAAACCCTTAAGGCTATTAAGTAAAGTAAAGCTAAGGAACGGAACTAATATATCTTTTGCGAAATTGTAAAGACCCCGAATTGCTTGTTCATTATCTTTAAATGCTTTTATGACTGGATCAATTGCGTTTTGTTTAAATTTTTCAAATGCCGGAATAGCAGTTTCAGTAATAAATTTAAGCAATTTTTCAATAATCGGTAATAAGGCCGCGCCAACAGATTCTTTGGCTTCATCGAAAGCCACTTTCAATCGCGCAATTCGGCCTTCAAAAGTATTGGCTTGAGTTGCCGCAGCGCCGCCGAATGTCTCGGACAGTTGCTTAACAGTTCCCTCAAAGCCAAGAGTTTTAGCTTCAGCGGCAGTAATTCCAACACCGAGACGGGTCAATGTTGAGTTATTACCTTCGTATGCCTTAGCCAATGCATTTGTAACTGTCTCTACGTCTTTGCCTGTGGCGGCTGAAATGTTAAGGGCTAGGCTTAAGAGTTCTTGAGATTTTTCTACCGATCCAGTTGCTACCGCTAAACGTTGTAATGCTGGTCGAAGTTTGTCGTCGGCAACGCCGGTGGCTAATGACGTTTTTAGTATTTGTTCCTCAACCGCTTTAATTTGTGCGTCGGTAGCGTTAGTTACATTTTCTAAGGCAAGAGCTAGACGTCTTTGAGCAGCTTCATCTTCAATTGCAGCTTTAACACCATCAACGGCTAACTTAGCAGCATAAGCAGCAGCCGCAGCAGCGGCGGCAAGAAAGGCCGCTTTCGCAGCAGCGGAAAATTTTTCTAACTTACCGCCAAAACCTTCGACTTCTTTCGAACCTTTGTCGAGTTCTTTTTTAAGATTATCAACGTCGGCAAGGATGGATAACTTAAGCGTTCTACTTCCAGCCATTATTTATCCCACTCCTTTAAAATCTTTGAAAATGCTTCTTCCCATTTCTTCACTAGTTCAGGCTGAATTTTGCGAAGTGCTGGATAGATGAAATAGCCAGAATTTCCTCGACCTTTACGGGGAGTGCGTCTTGGGAACTGA